AGTAGTAAAAGTTCAATTATTCTACACACACAAAAATTATTTTCTATAAATTACTTGTATGACAAATGTATGACAAAATAAAAAACACTAGGGGGGAGGGTATCCAAAGTTAGTTGTTATTATAAGATGATGATATAGCTCTTCTACACATACTAAAAATAAAATAGTATTACACAATATAAAAATATAAAGTCAAATGAAAAAAGGTTACGAAAGTGAATATGAAAAGTTAGGGAAACAATTATTGAGTGGTAAAAAAATTGGAGAAATTACTCTAAGGGGAAAGAAGTATAAATTTGATTATACTAAAGAAGAATTTATAGAGACTGCTTTGAAGAATGGTTGGGATGATTCTTTTGTTTTAGAATGTGCTAATGATTATGAAAATAGAAAAAGGAAGTATAAGGAAGAAATTGTATTAGAAGATGGAACTGTTTCTATCACAGAAAAGTATGTTAGTATTCAAAGTGATTTTATATCTGATTTCTCTAGTGATTTTTGTTTAAATAGTGGAGGGTTCGGTTGCATTGAGGGGAAGACTAAAATACAAACTCCTGGAGGAGAAATTGCGATAGAAGATTTATATAAAAATAATATTGCCCCCTTTGTCTATTCTTATGTTAATGGAAAAGTAAAAATAGCACGAGCAACTATACCGATTAAATATAAAAAAGCTCAACTATTTAAAGTTAAGTATGGAGATAAAGAAATTATAGCAACTGCTAAACATAGATTTCTTACAAAGAAAGGTTGGAAGAAACTTTCTGACCTTTCTATCGGCGAGGAGATTTTAGGATACGTTCCTTTCCTTCAGGAGTCCATTTCGGACAGTGTCCAGTCAATTCTTCTTTCAAATGTTTTCCATTTGATTCGTAAAGTTCTAGGTTTTCTAAACGGTTATCGTTCCTTATCCCGTTCTTATGATGAACCACTTCAGTCGGCAACAAATATCTGTCAAGGTATAACTCCATCACAAGACGATGTTCACGAACATAACCACCAGAATTACAATAAGGATGCTGATTATTCTTTATTAAAATATAACCAGACTTATCAACAATCTTTCCACCTTTCCAGAAATAATTCTGAAATCCTTTTTCCATCTTCGCAGAATCCCCTCGTTTTAAACGGGGAAGGTTATACTTTAAAATCAACTTTTGAATATATTTATAAGACATTCCAGTTATCTTTGAAATCTCTCTGGAACTCTTCTTGCCATCACATAAAGGTTTTAATAAATCATAGTAGTTTTTTTTCTTCATATCCAAATCCTACCATAACTAAAAATAAAATACAATCCATAACCACCTATTGTGTGGATAACTATTATGACTTACACGTTTTTGGAACAAATAATTATTTAGCAGAAGGTGTCTTTCATCATAATTCAGGTAAATCTTTAGCTTTATATGTTAAATTAATTCTTTTATGTAAATGTTTTCCTGGTAATAGAGTTTTGTTAGGTAGAAAGACTTTATCTGATATTGATAGAGCTGTGTTACCAGAATTGTTTGATTTGATGCCTCCTACTTGGTATGAGTATAGAGTTAAAGATGGATTGATTAATTTTAATAATGGTAGTCAGATTATTTTATTTGGATTGGATGCTATGCAATCAGGTAGTGTGGCAGACATTAAGAAAGCTCAACAGAAATTAAAATCTTTAAACTTAGGAGCTTATTTTATAGACCAATTGGAAGAAGTAGAATATGAAGTATTTGAAGTATTAAATTCTCGTCTTAGAAGAAATGAAGTTCCATTTCGTCAAGGTAATATGGATTGTAATCCAGCTAACTTCTGGGCTTATCATCAATTTAAAAAGAAAGAAATGTGGAATGGAGAAAGTTGGGTTCCAGCAGAAAATAATAAATCTACTTTATTTGAATCTAGTATGTTGCATAATCCTAATCTACCTGGAGATTATATTCGTAAACAAAGAAGTATGGGAAAAGATTATTATGATAGATTTGTTTTAGGTTTATGGAATACTTCTACTTTATTAAAAGGTTCAGTCTTTGCTAAAGAACATAGAGACTTTTTAAGAAAATTATGTAAACCTCCAGTTGCTACTGAAGAAGGTTGTAAAATATGGGAGCAACCTAAAAATGGTTATGAATATAGAATAGGAGTTGACCCTTCAGAAGGAATAGTTGACCCAAGTTCTATTACTGTGGTAGATAATTATGGACACAAAGTAGCTAAGTTTAATGGAATGATTACTATTCAAGGTTTAGCAGATAAAGTTAAATACTTATATTACAAGTATAAGAAACCTTTGATTATTCCAGAATGTAATAATAGTGGAACTGCTCTGATTAGAGAGATTAGAGATTTAAATATTTATAGAAGAAAAAATATGGAAGAGAAATGGGATAAACAAACAGAAAAATTAGGATTTAGAACTTCTTGGCAAACTAAACAAATACTTATTTCTCATTTTCAAGAGTTATTAAGAAACAAAGCAATTAGAATATATGATGAGAATACTGTAGAAGAAATGAATACTTTCTTATGGAATGATGATGCTACTCAAAAAGGAGCAGGAGCAGGTAAAGGTTTCCATGATGATGATATTATGTCAACTATGTTAGCTTTCTTTGAATGGACACCTCAAAAGAGAGATGAAATATTAGCAGCAGAGAGTAAACCTAGAATGATGAAGAAATTTCAATATGCATAAATTGCTTGACAAATTTATTTGATATATAATTAATTTATTAATATTAAAAATAACTAATAAAAAAAACACATGCCAATAAAAAAGTCAAAAAAGATAGAAGAAACAAAAATAGTTTCTTCACAGTGTAATTGCGAAAAAGATTTAAAGAATTTTCTTTTAATCAATATGCCTGCAATGTTTGATAAAACTCCAGAAATAACTGGGAATTTAAATTCATTTGTAAACGAAATTATAAAAATAACTTGTAAATAAAATATCTATTATCAAAAACTAAAAAAAGAAAATGAATTTAAAAGCTATAAATAAAGAAATAGATGATTTTAAAACAAAACAAATTTCAATTGTTCCTGGTTTAACTTTTAACCAATATGATTTATTAAATAGAATTTATTTTTATTATTATTCTAAATTTCAAACAGGAGAAATAGATAGTGATGGAGATAGAAAATATTTTTTTAATATAGTTAAAAATCCTTGTAAAGTTTTTTCTAAGTCAATTGACTTTGATACTAAAAATATTCGTCTCTTAACAATAGGTGGTGGTGACCCACTTAAAACTTGGTTCATGGAAAGAGATTTAAAATATTGGATGAGAGATAAAGAATTTGGAAAAGTTCTTAATCGTATTTTTAAAGAGCTTCCTATTTTTGGAAGTGTTGTTTTAAAAATAATAAATGGAGAAATATATTTTGTTGATTTAAGAAATTTTATAATTGAACAACAAACTGATTGTTTAGAAAATTCTAATTACATAATTGAAATACACAATTACACAGTTCCTGAATTTAGAAAGATTGCAAAAGAAATGAAATGGGATGGGGATAAGGTAAATGAAACAGTAAATATGTTTCGTAAAATGAAAGACACTTCACACATTAGAGTTTATGAAAGATATGGTGATGTAGAAGGAGAAACTGATGGAGCACCAAATGGTAAATGGGAATATCGTAGAGAATTTTGGGCAGATGTTGGAGTAGATGAATATGACCAATGGAATAATTTAACTGCTCCTAAAAAAGGAGTTCAACTTGCTTCAGATATTTGGTCTCAAGAAGAAACAGAAAAAACTTATTGGGAATTTCATACAGATAAAATGGGAGGAAGATGGTTAGGTATTGGTGTAGTAGAATCTTTAATTGAACCACAAATAAAACAAAATGAAATTGCTAATCAGCAAAGTAAAACTTCTTACTGGGCATCACTTCGATTATTCTTTTCTCAAGACCCAAAGATGTCAGGAAATTTACTTACTGAAAAAAGAAATGGAGATGTTATTACTGGAGATGCTGCTATTACACAAATTGATATGTCAGATAGAAATCTTGCTTTCTTTAATCAAGAAACACAAAAATGGTTATCTAATCGTGATGAATTGACATTTAGTTATGATGTTGTTCAAGGAGAAAGATTACCAGCAGGAACACCACTTGGTTCTGCTAATATAGCAATGTCTCAAACACTTTCTTATTTTGAAGGAATACAAGAAGATGTAGCTCTTTCTATTAAAGAAATGTTATATGAAGTTATAATTCCATATTTTGAAAAAGAACAATCAGTAGAACACACAATAAGATTAGTTGGACAAGATTTAAATAAATACATTGATATGGTTAAAAATGAAATGGTATTTAAAGAAATGATTAGAATGATAGTTGATAATAATTCTAAATTTCCAACAGATGAAGATAGAGATGCAATAGGAATTGCAATAGCAGAATCAATTAAACAAGGAAAAGAAAAAATTCTTACAGTTCCTAAAAATTATTATAAGGATGTTAAATATGATGTTGATATAGATATCACTGGAGAATCAATTGATACAAGAGTTCGTCAAGCAACAATATTCTCAATATTACAAGCAATAACAGCAGACCCTTCAATGACTAAAGACCCAGTTAAGAAAAAGATATTATATATGATGATGGAAAATGGTGGAATATCTCCAGATGATATATTTGATTCAGAACAGAAAGATGTTGAAGATGTTATGCCAATGGAAAGAGGTTCTGGTGGTGGAGTATCTTCACCAATAGCATTAACAAATAATATACCTGGTCAAGGTTCAATGACAATGTAATGATTATCTCATCACAAATACAAGAAAAATTAAAACAGATTAAAGAATCCCCACAAGGTTTTGCTTTAATAGAATATTTAAATCAAGCAAAAAGAGAAATGAATGATGTTAAATCAATGCAAAGTTGGGAAGAAGTATTAGGTAGAAAATTTGCATTAAAAGTTATAGATGACTTATTCGTATTTATGGAAGACAAGAAGGTTGATATTAAAAATAAAAACCAATACGAATAAAATATTAGGTTCGTAGAGTTATATTTCTCTCAAAAAAAATAGTTATTATTATGGCGTATCGTTCGCCTCACCAAATAAACGTTTAACCATTATCATTTATGGAAAACGAAAATGAAGATGTTCAAGTAGAGGAGGAAACTCCTGAACAGGAAGAAACTACACAAGAAGAAACGATTGCTCCTTCAGAGGAAGTAGTCACATTATCCAAGTCGGATTTTAATAAATTGAATCGTAAAGCAATTGCTTATGAAGCAAATAAAAAAAATCCAATTATTAGACAGGATAATCCTGTGGACTCTGTCGACCTAATAAAATTAGGTAAGAAGTTACAAGATTATTCTGACGTTGAATTAGACTTCGTTACTGAATTTGCGAAATCTAAAAAACCTGAGGATATCCTCAAGGCATTAGAAAATCCATTTATTCAGCAAGGAATAAAATCTCAACGAGAAAAAGTCGAGAAAGAAAGTTTAACACTCAAACCTTCTTCTACACAATCTGAATCTGAAAGACCTAAAACACTTCATGAAAGATTAGCTTCAGCTTCAATAGAAGAAAAGGAAAAAATCTTAATTGAAATGGGTGGTTATAAATCACCTAGACCAAGAGGAGAAAGAAGTAATATAGGAGCAGGAATGAGATATTAATATGACACAAGTTATTTCAAATGACGTTAGTGCAATACAACCAGAATTATGGTCAAGTATGGTGCAAGTTCCTTTGTATAAGTCATTGGTTGCTTTAGATATAGCAAACATGAAATTGTCAGATACATTAAAGTATGCTGATACAATCCATGTTCCTTATTTCGGAAGTCTATCAGTTGCTACTTATACCCCAGGAACAACAGTTTCTGCTACAGCTCAAGACTGGGCATATGACACATTGGTAGTTTCAGCTTACAAGACATGCACATTTTATGTAGATGATGCTCGTAATCTTACTCTTAATGTTGATACTGCTAGAGAGATGGCAACAGAAGCTGCTTATCAATTAAAGGATACTATCGACACAGATGTTTTCAAAAACATTACTGGTGCTGATGGTTTCACAGCTGCTGATAACCAAGACCTTTTGGGTGGAACAAACGCTTACCCTGTTTCTGCTTCTTCTGCAAACATTATAAACATCTTTGCAGGTGCAAGAAAAATGCTACGTACAAACAACGTAGAAGAAACTGGAGATTGGTGTGCTGTTATTACTCCAAAGATTGCTGCTGATATTGAAAAGAAAGCTACTTCTGTTGGATTCAACGTAGCAGATGCTAC